CCATGTCAAACATACAAGCAAGACAGGTAGGGCAAAATGCTACAGGCAGTATACCAAAGTTACCTACAGTACCACCTTCTGCATATTCATCAAATTCACAACTACATACTGAACAGTTATAGATATTATCCATTGTTTTTCTTTTCAATACTATACAACTTTTCGATTAGTTCTATGTCTTTTTCTTCTGAAACTAGAATATTTTCATCACAGAATAATAATTGAGTGTTGTTTTTTACAGCCTCGTGCCATAGTTCTAATCTTAAATCTGTGTCACAGGCAAACGCATAGATACTAGGCATAACTATACCAGTTAGGTCCTTAATTGATACATAATCTCTTAGTCTAGGTGCCCATTCTCCCATATACCACATTGAATTATGAAATTCTGTTATGTCAATATCTAGTTTTCTAGTTTGCATATATTGAAACATAAATTCTTTTAACATATAGTGCGGAGTTAGCCCTACAAAGTCTGAGTTTTGGTCAATGAATGTTATCCAGTTACCTTTTTTAATTTTACTTGAGTCCATTTCATGATGTACACCTTGTAATCGATAATAACTGCCAGGTCTTCTAATGCCAAAATTGCTTTCTGGTAATGCCCAACGACAATCAAAACTAACTCTGGTATATCCGGTTTCGTTATTAACATTACCGTGTAAGTTGGCCTGATTAAACAACCAACTCTGTCCAGGTTTTAAATTAATAGGAAAACATTTTTCATAACAAAGTTCTTGTATTTGATCAAATTCTAATTGTTCCTCATAAATTTTATTCATTAATTTACGAGTTTCATCAAAGTCAACCATTTGCATAGTGTTAGTATCATATGCTTCAGTCAATGGAGTCCATACAGTTCCGGTTAGATTGTTATATCCAGTCCAATATCCATTATGAAAATGTAAGAGCCTACCTAGTTTAACTTGATCAGGAACTACAACTCTAATTCCACAGGTTGATTGTAACAGATAATCATCTCTACCTAATAAAGGAGTGATGTATTCTTGAAAGAAATTATCAATACGTTGACTAAACTCTTGGCTTCTTGTTAATCGTTCAAACTGTTGTCTTAGAGATAGTAGTTCACTGACAGAAAAATGTAAATGAATATCTTCTAATCTAGTTAAACTAGGTTTTAGTTCTCTTGCTGATTCTAAGAACCACTCTGACCAATTGTGTTTAGTTAAGTCGTAGTCTATATGTCTACCATCAATATTTGGATCGTAGACAAACTCATCAAATAATTTAAAAACTTCAGATTTGTTAAACATTTACTTTACTTATGTTTCAAATACGTTTGCATAGTAACCCTTGCCAGTTGTGTCATACCCATCATATCCTGGTATTTCCTCGTCATCATAGTCAACACCTGTGACTATTTCCCAACCTTCGTAGTCTGTGGTATAGATCTTTAACTTGCTAGGATCAAATGGTGCTTTTAATTCAAACTCTGCTGAAAAGAATGTGCCTTTTTCTGTTGATTGAAAACAGAATCCATAGTCAGCACCATCTACGTTACCCACGTATGCTTCGTCACCTTGAAGTTGCACACCGTGTTTTTCTTCTAGTTCATATGAAAGTCCTTCATCAAACACTGTCTCGCCATTCTCATCATCAATTTGGATATGATTAAGATCACTGAACTCAACACCACTACCGTGATCAATCTGTCCTTCCACTTCATACCAAGCACCATTCTCACAGATACGTGCTTCTTTAGGAACTTCTATTTCATTATCCCAATCAACACAGTGCTCGACTAGATCACTGTCACCATTCTCATCAATCTTTGGTTTCCAGTAATCAAACTGTTCTTTGTTGATTTTAGCAACTGCTACTTCGCCACCATAACCCCACAATGTGATAGTGTAGTTGCGAGGTGTGAACTTGAGTGTTTCTATAAGTTCTTGTTGTTCTTTTTCTGTAGCCATTATTTTACCCTATTCTCTAATAACCAAGTTACGTAAACCAGCCCAGCACCTATTGCCAGATTAGGCATTTGTAATACAGTTAATCCAACAAATACTACTATAAACAGATACATTCTGGTAATTGGATACTTAGGTGATAACCATCTCAATAACCAATCGTGTGCTTTTTTAATTTTTTTCTTGATAGCATTTTTCTTTTGTGCTAATCTTTGTTTTGTTACTCTTAACCACAATTTAGTTCCTTCAAACATTTACTCTCTCCTAAGCAACTGCGGCAACTACATATTTGCCAAAACGTTTATGAAATTCCTCAAAGTTTTTGAGTTTGTTTGGTACAAAAGGTAAGTTGTATGTTGTCAACGCTACTCTTGCACCCATAACAGTAACTTCTGTTGTAAAGTTAGCCATCATAAACTGAAAGAAATTATCTGCCATTGCGTGCCATTCAGCATTTTTTTCTTTACCCATTTTTTCATAGGCTTCACGTAATTCATAGCACATTGAAATAGTCAATGAATACATCGCTGATATTTCTTTAGTATCCATTGTTTTAACTTTGCCTGATAATATGTCTTCTGGCTTAGGCATTTTGCCAGCAATTTTACGGTGTGCCATAAATTTAACAGCAAGTCCTTCACCTACTGTACCTGCTACTAAATCGTTAGTAGTGTCATCTGTTAACCCATCGTCAAGCAGTTCGCTTACAAAAGTCCAGGAGCGTGGAGTTGCAAACGACCTGCTGACGCTTTTGGGATCGAAGTCATAAAGATCTTTTTTACTAAATGATAAGTAACCAATTACATCTTTATGGACATTATTTTCTGCGGCCCACTCTAACCATGAGTCAAAGTCAACACGCATTTCTAAGTGAATAAATCTGTTAGCAAGTGGTGCAGGCATTCTATAGGTAACACCTTTATCTGATTCTCTGTTACCTGCCGCCACTATTACTACATTGTCTGGAAGAACATACTTACCAATACGTCTATTTAAAACTAACTGGTAAGCCGCGGCCTGTACACTGGGTGCCGCTGAATTCATTTCGTCTAAGAATAAAATAACAATAGGATATTGTTTAGCCATAACCTCATTGGGTAAATCAATTGGTGCCGCCCAGTCCATAACACCTAATTCCTTGTTATAAAAAGGAATACCCCGGATATCTGTAGGATCCATCTGTGCTAGACGTAGATCAATGATATGACCTTGCATGTCTTTAGCAATACCTGCTACTAATTCTGATTTACCAATGCCTGGAGGACCCCATAAAAACAATGGGCGTTTCTTTTCGAAACATTTTTCTATTGCGGCCTTGGCCTCTTGTGCTGTTACTGTTTTGTTTTCTGTTATCTGACTCACGTTCGCTCCTAACTATATTGTCGTTTATCTAACCTACAAATACTATTATAGAGCCAAACTTGACATTTGTCAATCACTAATATGATCTGAATTTTTATAAGTTTTTAATTGATGACACTCTGCACAGAGTGTTACTAGATTCTTAGGATGATTGCTACCATGCTTTCTAACAGTTTTGTGGTCTACTTGTAGCATCATACGACCAACCACTGTACGCATAGGTTCTTTCATTTGAGCAATTTTAGGATTATCTTGACTAGGAGTTCTACCACATGATTCACAAGAGTCTTTTTTCCAAAATGTATAAGGACGATCTAGTCTACCAGGTCCGCCGTAGTCTCTTAGACGCAGTTGATGTTCACGACATAATTGCATACTACCAGGACCTTGAAAATGCGTTAGACGTTGATTACAGCCATCTAAGACACATTTTTTAGTTGCTCTCATTTCACTAATAGTTTGGTATTTTAGATCTTTATCAGGGTTACGTGCCTTATGTGCTCTAAGACTTTTCATAACTGTTTGATACTTTCTGTGATTAGTTTTTTTATTTGTTCTTTAAAGTTTGTTTGGTAATGAGTTTTGACTGTCATTTTACCTGTAAGTTCTATAACTTCTTCGCTAGGTATAATTATTTCAAATCCATCGCCAAGGTGTTTAGTATACTTAATAGCAGTTTCTTTATCAATGGCATAAGCACCATCATTGTTAACTATTAAAATAATATCAGCAACCATGTCATCATGAATCACTTCTTTTGTATTAGTGCCTCTGGTATTGTTTAGTTTGATAGTGTAACGTTTACGTTTTAGTCCAGACTTATTATACATTGGTCCACTGAGTTGACTTTTTAATTCTACTGTTAGGTTATGTTTAGGCCAATCATAGTCTTTGTGTATGTCTCCAACATAGACTAAACTACCAGAACATTCTTCTACTAGAATTTCAGCAATAAAGCCTTTCATAAAACGCCATTGGTGATCGCTAAGATCATCTAAGGTATTACCTATATCAATAACCTTTTGCCATTTAAATGATTTTAAGTCGTCTAAGACTTTAGTGGATAACATTAGTGAATTGAAGTTGGTGCTTCGTAAGCCACCATCTTACCATCCTCGTATTTGCCTTCCATGATCTCAGCCATAATTTTAATACCAAGAGTAAGTGCCTTGATATCTCGTTCGCTCATGTTAGGATCCTGGTCACCCCAGATTGCTTCAATGATTTGTTGCTCTTCGTTAGTCATTGTCTGTCTCCTTTAATTTTGTCAAACGTGTCTATTACCTTTTGCATTCCTGCCGCCATTTCATTAATTTCTTCTTTAGTCATGCCCTCTGTAATACGTAGTATCATTTCTCTACGTTCTTGTTTTTCTCTAGCCTTTAGTCTTCTTTGATAAAAGAAATCTTCAATTTTCAATATTATTGCTAAAACAAATATAGCAAGAAATGGTCCAACAATAATCCAACCCATCCAATTCATTATAGTACAAACTTACCTGTTCTAATTTCACGACCAGTAAAAATATCAACTGGTTCATCGTCACCAAACTCAGCGTTAATTTCCATTAGTTCTTCTTCTGAGTAACCATGTTTTTGACGGAAGTTGATATAGTTTTTAATAAAGATTTCGTCTTCAACAATTCTAACTTCCTCTGTTCTGTTTCTAACTGCGATATCAATAGT